GGCTACGTGCCGGAGCGATGTCAGTTCGTCTTGCCGCACGACGGGTCGACGCAGGACAAGGTCTACGACGTGTCGTATGAGTCTGCGCTGCGCGATGCGCAGTACAAGGTCGCGGTCGTGCCGAATCAGGGCAAGGGCGCTGCGAAGGCGCGTATCGAGGCCGCGAGGCGCCTGTTCCCATCGATTTGGTTCCACGAATCGACGACGCAGCCCGGTATCGATGCGCTCGGCTGGTATCACGAACGCAAGGACGACGCTCGCAACATCGGTCTCGGGCCGGAACACGACTGGGCGTCGCACGGTGCGGACGCATTCGGGCTGATGTGCGTGGCGTACGAAGAACCCAGGACCAAAAAGCGTGAATCTCAAGGCTCTGTCCATTGGCTATCGTGATGAAGGATGACGATCTGATGAAGCGTGCGAAAGCGCGTTTCCGGGCTGCGCACGACCATTGGTCGGAGAACCGCGACTGGTATGAAGCCGATATCGAATTCTCGATGTTGGGCGAACAGTGGCCTGAGAAGTACAAGAAAGAGAGGGAGGCCGAAGGCCGGCCGTGCCTGACGATCAACCGCGTGCTGTCGTTCGGCAGGCAGATCATCAACGATTCGAGACAGAACAAGCCGGCGATCAAGGTGCGTGCTGCCGACGATCAGGCAGACCCTGAGACCGCGAAAATCTACAGCGGCATCATCCGCAACATCGAGCAGCAGTCGAACGCGGATATCTGCTACGACACGGCGCTAGAGTGCGCGGTGTACGGCGGTTTCGGGTTCTTCCGGATCGACACCGATTACGCGCACGACGACACTTTCGATCTCGATCTGGTGTTCAAGCGCATCCAGAATCCGCTTACGGTCTACCCCGACCCTGCGAGCGCTGCGGCCGACGCGAGCGACTGGCGGTACTGTTTCGTGACCGAGCTTGTGCCGGTCGAAGAACTGGAATCGAAGTACGGCCGCGACGCGGGCTCGGAGGATTGGAGCGCGGACGGCGACGAGTCCGAAGATTTGTGGTTCGACGACGGTGACAAGCGCGTGCGTGTTGCCGAGTACTGGGAGCGCGAGGAAACGAAGCGCCCGATCGTTATGCTGTCGAGCGGGCAGGTCATCGATCGCGAGCAGTACGAGTCGCAGCAAATGCTGTGGGACGCGCAGGGCGTGCAGGTCGTGAATGAGCGCGAAACGCTCTCGCACAAGGTCACGCACTACCTGATGACCGGCAAGAAAATCTTGGAGCGCACCGAGTGGCCGGGCAAGTTCATTCCGGTCGTGCCGGTCTACGGCAACGAGGTGATGCGGGATGGCAAGCGCTACTTTCTGTCGCTGACGAGCGAGATCCGCGACGCGCAGATGAACTTCAACTTTTGGCGTTCGTCGTCGACTGAGCTAGTCGCGCTCGCGCCGAAAGCGCCGTACATTGGACCCGAGGGTTCGTTCGATGCGGACATGGGCAAGTGGCAGACGGCGCACGTCAAAAGCCATCCGTTCATCGAATATAGCGGTGGCATCCCGCCGCAGCGCCAACCGTTCGCGGGAGTGCCTGCTGGCGCGCTGCAGGAGGCCCTTAACGCCAGCGACGACATGAAGTCGATCCTCGGCATCTACGACGCTTCGCTGGGCGCTAGGAGCAACGAGACGAGCGGTCGCGCGATTATGGCTCGGCAGCGCGAGGGCGACGTGTCGACGTTCCACTACATCGACAATCTGGCACGGGCGATTCGCTACGCCGGCCGGGTGCTGCTCGACCTGATCCCGGTCGTGTATGACAAGCCGCGCATGCTGCGTGTGCTGGGCGAGGACGGACAGCCGAACGTTGTCGGCATCAACGGTGCGCCGCAGCCGCAGCAGGCCGATCCGTATGCTCAGGTCTACGAGCTTGCGCGCGGCAAGTACGATTTGGTCGTCGATACCGGCCCGTCGTACACGAGCAAGCGCGAGGAAACGAATGCGTTTCTGTCCGAGGTGATTCGGAGCAACCCTGCGACTGCGCCATTGCTGATGGACGTGATTGCACGCAATCTCGACTTCCCGGAAGCGGAGAAGATCGCCGAGCGATTCCGCGCGATGCTGCCGCCCCCGATCCAGGCGCTTGAGCAGCAGGACGGCAAGCCCGATCCCGGGCAGATGGCGGGTGCGCTTGCGCAGGCGCAGCAGCAGATTCAGCAGATGCAGCAGGAGATGCAGCAGCACGCGCAGGAGATGCAAGGCAAGCAGGCCGAGATGCAGGCGAAAGAGCGCGAGTCTGGTGCGCAGCTGCAACTGGAGCAGGCGAGATCGCAGGCCGAATTGCAGATCGAGCGCGAGCGGATGGGCGCGCAGATGCAGTTGGATCGCGAGAAAGCGGCGGCGAAGATTCAAGTGGAGCGCGAGATTGCCACGATGAAGATCGAGGCGCAGCGCGAAATCGAAGCGATGAAATTGCAGGCGGAAACGATGCGCGACGTTATGGCGCAGCCGGTGCTGCCGCTTACAGGGGTGAATCAATGAGTGCGCAGGATGATCTGGTGCGGGCCTTCGTCGGGCCCGGTGAGGCGTTGTCATTGACATCCTCGTCGGTGCAGTCGGTGTTGTTCCCGGCTGCAACCAAGAGCGTGCGGGTCGTGGCGACGGTTGACTGCTTCGTCGAGATCGGTGCAAACCCGACGGCGGTGGCTAACACGTCGACGTTCGTGCCGGCCGGGACCGTGGAGTATTTTGCGGCGACCTTCGGTCAGCGATTGGCGATGATCCGCAGCGCGGTCGACGGCACGGCATACGTGCGCGAGACGAACTGACGTGTTGATTCACCCTGGCCGGGTTGGCAGGCTTGGGCAGGCCATCCGCACTGGGCTTCCGCTCGCCCTAGATCTGACCGGCGCTGCGGTGCGCGACGCTATGGCGGACGCGACGAAGTACGGGTTTTCTTCGCATACGCTGGTGCGGACGGATGTTAATAATTGGTTGAATGCGGGTAGCCACTACACCGTTTCCGGGACTGCCGGGTCTTGGACGCTGACGAAGGTTGACGCCTTAAGCGGCCGGAACATTGCTGCTACTACAGCAGCGCCAGCAAGCTCTCTAATTGCTGTCCGCGTTCGTCTCCGGGCTGGAACTTTTAGCAGCGTGCAGATTGGCTCCCTGGCGTCCATATGGGGTAGTGTCGCAGCAACAATTATTAGCGGTCCGGGCGCTACAAGCGGTGTGGGCACTCTGGTCAGCGTGACGGGTTTGCAGGCAGGAACCGCAACAGATGTAGTTGTTTACTACCGCGATCCAGACGCGAGTCCTCTCGTTTATTTGTACCCTGGCACCAACGCGGTCGGTGGAATGGGCAACACACTGATCGTCGAGGATATTGTCGCGGCCGTCGTCACCGATACGTCGAAGATTCCTGCGTTCTTTTCGAACGTCGCTGCGTCGGTGGGGTCGACAACCCCAGGCTTCCTGTTGCCCGGCACATCCGGCGCACGCATCAACGCCAGCGCACGGTCGTCGTCGGCGCTGCAGATCAAGGCCGATGGGAGCTATGAGTTCTCAGCGGAGAACCGGGCTGAGAATTCTCAACTCAACGGAATGGTGGCGGGCACTCCCGGCACTGTCCCAACAAGCTGGACCTATTCAGCCAGTACCGGCACGATCAACGCCGTCACGACTGATGCGGCGGGTAACGCGATTCTGAGTGCCACGGTTGCCGCTGCTCGCACTATATTTGTGCAGTCCCCGACGCTGGAAGTCAACACCACATACACGCTGTCCGTGGTGGTGCTCAGCAACCCGGACGGCATGCAGCTTAGGAATTTGGTGTTCATTTCTAATGAGCCGGCCGGCTCAACGCTGACTTACTGGAACAACGGATCATCGGTCGCGAACACTCATATACCTGTTGCAGGAGACGTAATTGAAGTCCGGATAGCAGTGGCCGGTACGGGAGGCACGGCGCAGATGCGTATCGGGGTTGGTACGTCTACCAATCAAACCGGCACCGCATCGATCAGCCGACCGCAGATCAACATCGGCGCAGGCCGGATCGCGTACATCCCAACCCCGACTGCCGCAGTCTACGGACCTGCAATCGACTGGCTTGCCGCACAGAGCCTATACGGCGTGCGCAGCGAGCCTGCTGCGACGAACCGTGCGCTGTGGTCGCGCGACCTCACCAATGCGGCATGGGTAAAAAGCAACGCCACGCCCGTACTCACCGCAACCGGCATCACAAGTGCGGTGAACGTAGCGTCTACGTTGACTGCAACGGCCGCCAACGCAACCGCGCTGCAGTCGATCACGCATGCCAGCATCGAGCGCACGTTGTCGATTTTCCTGCGTCGGCGCACGGGTACTGGCACTGTCGAGACCACAATCAACAACGGCACGACGTGGGTTGCACGCACGCTCACCGCTTCGTGGCAGCGGTTTACGACGACGCTGACAGTCGCCAACCCGATCATCGGCGTGCGGATCGTCACCAGCGGCGATGCAATCGATGTTGATGTAGCACAGGTGGAGGATGGCGCTGTCGCCACGTCGCCGATTATTACGGCAGGCGCTACGGCTACGCGGGCTGTGGATGACCCAATCGTGCCCTACACACTTGGCAGCGCGGCGACGTTGGCTGTGGACTATGTGCCGCTGTCGACGGGCGCTACGACGGTCATCAGCGCAAACGACACGACCGTGAACGAGCGTGTGCTGGTCACGCACGACGGGGTGCTGGCGGTGACCGACGGCGGCGCTTCGCAGGCTACGCCCGACGCCGGAACGCCGACATCTGGACTGAACCGGTACGCGGCAAGCGTTGCAGCAAACAGCTTCCGCGCATCGCTGAACGGTGCGGCGGTAGCGTCCGACACCAGCGGCACGATGCCGACTGCGACACGAATTCAACTGGGCGCAGGCAGCGGGGTGACGATCACTCGGCTTAGGGCACGCACCGCTGAATCGACCGACGCCGTGCTGCAAGGACTGACGGCATGACCCGCGCCTATTTGAAGTTCACCGACGAGCCCGAGTGGATCGCCGCACGGGACGCGCACTTGCATCTGGATGGCATGCCTGCACCCGGCGTCGAGATCGACATCATCGGCACGATCCATCACGAAGGCGTGCCGGTGCCGGGCTATCACGCCAACGTCATCGTCCGCGACGAATTCCCTGTCGCCTTGTACCCGGCCTGCGTCAATCCAATCGAGCCGAAGCGCGTATGGCTCGGGAGCTTCGTGTTGGCGATGCTGGAAATGCTGCCGGAGATCAACGAGACGCGGATGGTGGAGCGAAGCATCGGTGCATCAGTACCGGATGACCATCTCGCACGCATCGAGATGGAGGTGCTGCGCGGCCGACTCGGCATCGAAGATTCGGCGTACCGCATCGCGCTGATCGAAGCGAACCTTGCGATCGCTGAGAAGCGAGCCAGCTTCGGCGAAGTCCGCGAGAACCTCGACAAGGCTGTCGAAGCAGTGCGCACAGCCAAGGCCGACAAGATGGATGATGCGACCGCGAAGCGCGATGCCGCTGCGGTGGCGTTCGACAAGGGCGTGACCGAGGTCGAGTCGCTGAGAGCGGCGCGCGACGTATTGCAAGCGCTTTAAACAGCATCTAGCGGCACACGCACCGCCGCAGAACCTAGCCGCCTCCGGGCGGCTTTTCTTTTGGTGCGGTACAAACGGAATCGACAATGGACGACAACGCGAACAATCTGGCCGATGTGCCGGAACTCGCCAGCACTCCCGCGCCTGAGCAGGCGCAGGACGACATCGAGCAGCCCGAGAGTGACCAATCTGACAGCCCCGACCTGGACACCGATGGTGTCGATCCGGAGTTTGAGGAAGTCGACATCGACGGCGAGAAAGTTTCGCTCCCCAAAAGCACCGCAGAGAAGGCCCGTGCTGCGTTGCTCAGGCAAGCGGACTACACGCGCAAGACCCAGGAACTCGCAACACAGCGCGAGCAATTCCAAGGCCATGCCGCGCAGGAAGTGGCTCGACTGCAGTCCGAAAGGGACAACATCCAATCGAGAGCGCGCGTCTACGCGATCGATGAACGCCTGCAGCAGTACGCAAGCGTCGACTGGCAAGCGCTCAATCAGTCGGACCCGGTGCAGGCGCAGTCCGCGCGGTTCGCTTATGACGAACTCAAGGACAACCGCTCGCGCCTGGTGAACGAGATCCAGCAGCAAGAGGCTCAAAAGGCACTGCAGGAGCGCGACACATCGTCCCGCTCGATGCAACAAGCCCAGGAAGTGCTCGCACGCGAGATCAAGGGATGGTCACCGCAGTACGCACAGGATCTGCGCGCGGTTGCAAAGGGACTGGGGGCTGACGAGCGCGAGCTTGAAGGCATCAAGTCATCGTGGATCGTTCGCGCGCTCCATTCGCACAAAGTGCTGCAGGAGATGACCGCCAAAGCAGCGAAAGCGCCCGCCCCGCCGGCCGCCACGCCAGTACGTGCCATAACCGGAGTCCGCGCAACAGCGACGAAAGACCCCGACAAGATGAGCACGTCGGAGTGGATGGATTACGAGCGGAAGCGCGTTGCAAAGCTGGGGAGCCGGCGCTGAAGCCGGCAATCACTCGTAACCGACAAGGCCGCCGCGTGGCGGTCTTTTGCATTTCCAGGAGCTTCAAATGTCCACACTTCTTCGACCGGATCACATCACGCGCAAGGCGCTTGCGATCCTGCATCAAAAGCTGACCTTTTTGGGCAACATCAATCGCGAGTACGACGACTCTTTCGCCATCTCCGGCGCGAAAATCGGCGACACGCTCCGTCTGCGTCTGCCGAACCAGTACACCGTGCGGACTGGCGCTACGCTGTCGACGCAGACCACGGTGGAAACCAGCGTATCGCTGCCTGTCACCAATCAGCGGGGCGTCGACCTGACGTTCACTTCGGCGGAACTGACGCTGACCATCGATGACTTCGCCGACCGCATTCTGGAGCCGGCGATGGCTGCACTGGCTGCGAACATCGAGTCGGATGCGTATTCAATGATCCGCAGCGTCCACAACGTCGTCGACAACGACGCTGCCGCGATCTCGTTCTTGAACATCATGCAGGGCCGCAAGGTCTTGAACGACGCGCTTGCGCCGATGGACAACAAGCGCTGCGCACTGCTGTCGACTCTGCACAACGCGAAGCTCGTCGACGCGCTGAAGGGCCTGTTTCAGGACTCGAAGGAAGTGTCGAACCAGTATCGCGACGGCAGCATGGGGCGCACGGGCGGATTCAACTTCTACGAATCCACGCACGCATCGGATCACCAGACCGGCACTGCCGCCAAGACCAGCGGCTACCTGACCAATGCCGCAACCCAGTCGGGC